TGTTTACACCTTCATTTAATTGCAATACACATGAAAGTTTATTTATCTTACCATTTTTAAAATCAAGTAGATTCTCTTCAGAATCTTGATTGTTACTATGATAGCTATGTGTACACATTCTATCAGCTTGTTCTTGAGTATTAGCAAATACAATGCACTTGCTTGTTATACTAGATAACAGAGCTTTTGCATATCTTTCTTTGCTTGGATACTCCATCATAGCTTTCATTCTCATTACTCTAAGTATATGAGGTTGCCCTGATCCTGTATCAATCCTTGTACCCCAGTAACCATAATTTTGCAACTCAGATGTCATAAAACTTCCTTTCTGTGTTGATACTTTATAGTTCTTGGCAGTGTCAAGATTAATTTCATGCACAATTATTTGATAGTCATTAATAATACCATTTTCTATTGCATCATCTGCCTTAAAAGTGTAGACAACTGGACAATATTCTGATACTAATCTACCTTTCTCAGAGTTCTTATGCTTGGGTGGAGTACCGGTTAAACCCAGTACTCTACCCGCATAACTATTAAGAAAAGATCTGTGACTATCTAATAAACTGTGGACTTCATCAAAATAAACTGCATCATAATCATTAGGATTATGTTTATTTAAGCTCAGATAAGTAGAAAAAGTAGCACCCTCAAGCACTTTACTTAATCCAAATTTCTCAGCTTCATATCTCCATGAGCTTATGATAGAAAGTTTAGGAGCAACAATCAGAATACTTTGCAATGGAGAGTAATATTTTGCCATGTGCTTTAGACCAACAAGAGTTTTGCCTACACCCGTACCAAGTACTATGGTGCACCTTTGCTTTCCCTCAGTTGCTTTTAGAGCTTCATCTTGTATTTCCTGTCTTTCCATTATTTTGGTAAATTAAATATTTTACGTCTGATATAAGTAGCAGTTTCATCTCCATTCATCATAAGCTTTACAGTTTTAAGATGTTTATCAAGATTAGCAATTACCTTCTCATGGTTATAATTACCATAAGCTTGTAAGAATGCTGTGAGAAACTGAAACTTTACTGACCGCTCAGACATACCAATCTTTAAGAAGATATCATTAAATGCTTTACACATATCTTCTGCATTTGGATTAGTAATTCTAAAATCACCTGTCTTTATGCTTTGTGAACTGCTCTTAAAACCAGCATTATTAATACCAATTGCAGCTAACATAGTTATTTCTATGTCATACATGTTCTTCCACTTGAATAACTTCATGTAGTCTGGCTGAATCATTTTCCATGCATTAATGTAATTCATTAAATCCCAAGACTTAGATGAGTTATTAAGATAAGCCATTTTTTCAACTAAATCTTGTTCTGATTCTACATTAATCTCAATATAAGGAATGGGCATTTCTTCTCTTTCTAATGCAGTAGCAAGATGCTGACCATCAATAATGTATCTTTTATTTTCACCCTCTATTATATTAGTGGTTGTTGTGATAACACATCTTAGTACTCCCATTTTACGGATACTAGCAATCATCTTTTGTACATGCTTGCTATCAATACCTCTGTTCATAGGTAGTACAGCAAACTTTGAATAATCTGTAGTTGTGTTTACTTTTAGTTCTTTTCCAATCATATTCATAATCATAAATTTTAAATTATTTTAAGTAACCAAATGCTCTTGATTCTTTTGGATGAGCATGAATCCAATCATGACAGTTTCTACAAACTGCAAGCCATGTAGACTGTACCAAATAAAAGGCATCTCTGTTAGCACCAGCATATGTGTGGTGTACATCTGTAGCATTAACACTACAACCTTTTACTGCAATCTGACATAGACTGAAATCAGTAAGAAACCTGTTTCTTAGCTTTAAATACTCTTGGTCTTTTTTCTTCCGTTTAGAAGAAACCTGGGGAATTTTATAGTCAGTTGGTTTCTGTACACTGTTACTATCAATGGCTTTTTGGCAACTCCAACAATATTTACAGTATTTAAATCCCCCATGGTTCTTCCATATTACTGTCTCTTTTTGACAGCCATCACATACTTTTAACTTCATTCTTTAATCTTGGTAATGTTACTGGTGCTTCTTTTAAACTTAAAAAGTTTTTGGGAAGAATACCCTCAGACATAAAGATAGTGATAATATCCTTTTTGGATATATTTAAATCTTTAAAAGTTAAAGTGTTTACAAATTTCTCATCTGTTTCCACGTATGTAAGCATGTCATCTGTCCAAGGGCTCTTTGGGAATAGAGTCTTGAATATCTCATTAGTATACTGAATAGTAACCTTTTGTTTGAATACATTAAGTACCTTCTGTGCACGCTTATACACATTAAGCACCCTTTGTTTCTTTTTGCTACACATTGAAGCAAGTTCTTCTTGTGTCAGTGCATTTAAACCATATAGTGCTCTTTTGTACAGATAATTCTGATATTGAGAGTATCCATCTGATTCATATTGCATGTAGGTTTTACCTGCATTTAACTGATAACTTCTAATTTCCTGTTTTAACTTTTCCATTTTATACATTTTCATATTAATAAATCATAATAATAAAAAATGGGGGCCAGTGACCCCCATTTATATTTCATCTAGTTCTTAGATATTGAACTCTTGTCCAGCAGCAGATTTAAGTGCTGCACTATTACTAGTTTGTGCATAAGCAGAACGCAATTGTTCTACATTATCATGCTTAACAAGTGTGTCTTGTGCATTAGATGCAGTAGAATAAGTTGCTCTACGGTAGATTGGTTGCCCACCTACAGTACAAACAATACCTGTTTCTCCAGCAATCTTAAGATCACGCTCAGGATTTTTCTTGTTAAATGCAGTCAATGACTCCTCAATAACAATAGAACCTGGTAGCTCTTGTCCGGCATAAAAGCCCATAGCTGTTAAATCTGCAGTAGCACCTTGCAACAAAGTAGATACTGTTTTTCTTTCAATAAAGTTATTGTTTCCAATTACCATACGTGTTTGCTCTAATCTTACACTTGCAAACTCTGGGTTAGATTCAGAAACTCTAACTACTGCACCTGTAGTAGCATCAGCTACAACTTTAACTGTTGAATTCATAATTCTTGTTTTTAATAAATAAATAAATAAATAGATTGTTTGAGTAGAATTGTACTATATCATTAGTTACTCAAGCTAAGTGATAAGTGTTAATATTGCATATCGCGATTAGCAATATTAGTTATCCAGTGGATCCTCTAAGTCAATGATATCATCAAATGGACAATCATCTGATGGTATATCATTAAGGTCATAATCTTCTAGTGGAAGAAAGTCTATATCAATAAATTTTTCTCTGGTGTTTTTCTCAACAGCAGAACCAATAAAAGGATCTATAATGTGTTCACCATAATCAATGGACATTAAGAATTGTATATCTAGATCTGTAAGTTCTAAATACTCTTCAATTGTTAGGTATATAACCTTTCCATTTGGTAACTGATATTGCATTTATTATAGCTGTAGTAAAAATACGTGATAATATCAAGTAAAACTGCTTACAGAAAATAAAATAATGCAATATATAGCTAACAATAAAAGGGGGCAATAATACCCCCTGTTATTTGGATTGGAAAAGTATATTCACAGAATACACTATCTTAAAACTCCTTGATTACTTCAATTTCATATGATCTTATGTAGCTGTAATCCTCAACTACATTACCATTATCATCTTTAAGTCTAAATGTAACCTTATACATGTCCTTATGATAACCGCGGAAATCTCCAACCATTCCAACCAGCATGTTATTCTCATCTCTGTTATCTAGATAGAGTTGTTGTTTATTGTTAGATATGTATCCAAGATTATCATAGTTTACATGACAGAAGGAACCCTCTGGTATTACTTTAGGAAGTGGATGACCAATGTATACTTTTGTAAGTAGCTCAACACTGTTATTATCCTCACATATTATTGGAGTCAATAACTTAATCATCTCTTCTTTGTTATCACCAGTAATTACTTTCTCAAGTATCTTGGCAACATCTGTTTCATCAAATTGTATGTGTGTCTTAATCATTATTTCTTCTGTAATCTAGAATCTTGTTCAATAGACCCTCATTGTAATTAGTCCAAAACTTTCTGTTAATCATTCTGTTTTTAAAGTTTGGTCCGCCTTTAAATTTGTAAACAGTGGTAAATCCTTGTTTTACTGGTTGATTGTTTTCATCTAGAACTTTGCATTCAAGATCAAATCCCATTACTGATGTTATAAGCTTATTGTCTTTCATGTAATTAATTTTAGTGAATAGAAGTAGTCCCAACAGGAGTCGAACCTGTAACCTACACATTAGAAGTGTGTTGCTCTATCCAGTTGAGCTATGGGACTATACCTTTCTAGTATTCTGGACCTAATTCTTCCCAGGTTATATCATCATCTCCAAGAACCCAGACATTGTCAACATGACCTGTCTCAGAATTAAGGAGATATTTAATACTACCAAACTCTACCATAAGAGTGTTTTCGGAAGCTCTGTAAACCTTTTGTAGAACCTCTAATTCAATTAGTTCAATGTTCTTTACAAATTTCTTCTCTTCTTTTGTTAAACCTTCATACTTGTCATCAGTAATAACTGAGAACAGTAATGTACTTGCTAAGATAATAGTTTTAATCATAGTAATTTAATTAATGTTAATGTAATTGTAAATAATATTAGGGCTGACCCTATAAGCTTTAGAGATATTGCGGCTATCTCTTGGTTAATCTTTTTATCTAATGAATTTATTTCATAGATAAGATCACTGATCTCAATAGATACAATCTCTGGATCTTGATTTGAGTTTTTAAGAGCATCTAGAATTAGGATATTATCTGCTCTTTCTTCTACAAGTGTTTTATATCTGTCAAATATCATTTGGCAGAATCATCTCGGGAAACTTGTTCTGTCTTACCATAGGCATCACAGTGTACATGAGCACTCTTACAAGCGGTAAGAAAAGCAACGGCACCAATAAAGGCAAACCATAATAGAACAATGCTAATTGTTTTCATAGTAAATAAAATTTAAACGGGTTAATAAAATATATATAGAGGTAATTAGTTTAACGGGAAACCACAGTCCGCTAGATGTGTTAGTAGAGAATACTCATACTGTGGTTCATAGTTGTTACAAGTTATCTACATTAATAAGACTGTCTAAGTCTGAGTACTTACCACGGTAGATTTGTCCTTGTCTAGATTCTAAGAAGATACTATCACCGGTAACTTCTAAATAATATTCCCGGTCTATACCTTTAACCGGAAGCTCTCTCTGTGTTTCTTCTATAGAGAGTAATAGAGCATATACTAAGGAAGAGAATAACATTCCTATTAGGAAGTAAGTAGTTCTAAGCATAGGTAATAAGATTAAAGGGTTAGCTATATAAAATCTTGTTATAATACTAAAGTATTATATATAGAATATAGAGAGTTATTAGTGGTAGAGAATAGTGTAATAGGTTTACTATAAACAAGATACTATCACTTATTTAAACAAACATACACGCGCGTAAGAGATATTTTGACAGTAACTTGGGTTAGTAACAGCCAAATAAAAAAAATTATACATATAACAGGTTCTTGTCTCTACACATATCCTACCACACTAAGTAGAAAGAAGTAAAACAAAAGCTGCCGAAGGCAATATAAAAAAAAGATAGTGTCATTTCTGACACTATCTCTTGTTGTACTATTAACCAATAGCACCAACCTTTGCAGTAAGGTCTGCAAGGCTAAAGTTGGATACAACTTTACGCTCACCTGTTGGATGAATCATAAAACCTTCCAATGGGTTACCTGTTTCTGTAGTACCTTCTATCCAAGATACTTGCAAATCAGCAGCATTGTTAGCATCTATATTAGATATAGACTTTGCCAACATAGCATTCTGTTCTGTACCATCAGCACATTTGAATACTACATATAACCCACCTGTTCTTTTACTTTGACAAATCTGCAAATCAGTAGCAGATATTTGACCAAAGAATTCAACCAAGGACTTTGTTTCACTAAAATTAATTTTAGACATAATAAATAAATTAAAAGGTTAATAATCTAAAACAGTAAAAAGAAGTATAATAAAAGCTGTCCGAAGGACAAAATAAGCAAGGCTTTGTGCGGTATTAATTTGTGTAAAAACTTGCTTTTTGTAAGTGCTTGATTATCAGCACCAAAGTCTACTTTCTCCACCGGTAAAACACTTTACATTCCTTGGCTAACTTTTATTAAATAAGTAGAAAGAATTACCCTATTAAAAGGGTAACTCTATATCTTCTACTTTACGCGCATTCATCTGCATGTATAACTTGACATACAAATCATTTATTGGTTTGTAATCTGTCTGGTGATATACATGGTTTAATACATCTAATAGTAACTTGTATTCTTCCCAAGTCATAACTAATCTGGTCTCTTCCATAAGTAAATAATTTATTGGTTTCTAATATGTATAAATAAGTACAAAAGAAAAGGGAGATTGCTCTCCCTTAACTTAAACCATTAAGCATTGGGGTTCTTTACCCAAGACTTAACAGTTAAAACTCCATTGATAATAACATAAGTTACAGTTCCCATAGCATAAAATTTTATTGGTTCTTAATAAGTACAAAGAAGTATAAAAGGGGAATTATCCCCTTAACATTGGCGCAAACATACCTGCCCAAAATAAAGACATAATTCCCATAGCTAATAAGATCTGAGATCCCATAGAAACAAGTAAACCTGTTATACAACCCATAGATACAACAGCAATCAAATAGTTAACAAAATCTTTCATAATAAATAATTTTAATAGTTTAACACAAGTAAGAAGAAGTATAAAAAAAATATAACAAGTGTTTCCGTAGGACTTCCTCTCGTAGGTATATTAAGCAGTAGCCACGGCTGGCCTTGCTCCCCCAGGAAACATTCCTTGTTATATTCTAAACAAGTAAGAAGAAGTACAAGAAGAAAGGGCAAAGCCCTTATCTTCTCATATCAATAATGTATATATCCAAACCCTTATTAACTAACTTCTCAGCAACCTTAACAAGTCCAAGAAACATGGTCACACTACCCATAAGAGATATCAAGAAGCTAATAACAATATCTACCGCAAAGCCCATATATAATATATAGAACACTACCCAATAAAACATCATTGGTACACCAAACAAAACAGCAAAGAACATAACAGTAACAAGTAACTTTTTCATGATAAAAATTTTAATGATTCAACATCTGTAGAAAGAAGTACCAGAAACTTCCAGCTGTAAAACATTTACAAATTATTCTACAATTCAACATGTCTAGTAGAAAGAAGTAGGGGGTAGCACCAAGCGCGGCAGGTGGGGGGGTCTGGCTACTAGGGGTCCCTAACAATCTCTAAAACAAAATATTTTTACCACCGGTTTGGAATATTAAAATACAGTTGTATATTTGTCATGCTATATTATTTGGTTAATACTGGTACAAAGGTCTGGAGTTGAAAGCCCGGGCCTTTGTTATTTTATTATATTTGTTGTATGGAAAAATGGAAAGTATTTTGCTTATGTGTATTTGGTATATGCATAGGTTTGGCTATAGGGTATCTTATGACGGGATGTAAGTCTACTCAAAAGTGTGATGCTTATAGTAAGACTAGTATCCGGAAATAATTTGTATATTAAAGTAAAAGGATATGTGTTATACTAGAGAGCAAATAGAACGTGCTGTAAAAGCTAAAGGTTATAAGTGGTTTGAAGATGCTGCTAATAAAGGGTATGATGTTAATGTTGTGGGTGTCCGCAATAATTCTCCAGCAGTTTATAGAAAAGTAACCAATGTATTTGATGATTGTATTACCATTACATTTAAGGATAGCTTAGGTAACTGGAACTTTTTCTGCTGGAATGCAACTACTGACCCGGGCAAAAAGGGAGTACAACAATTCCACAATGCCAAGGGTGTAGCAAGACTAGTACCTGGGCAGTATAGATCAACATGGATGGTTGATAAACACCAGGGCAAATATGATGCATTATGCCAGAGACTAGGTAATGTTACTGTATGGAGAGATGCTAATAAAGATTTAGTGTTTGATGAAAAGGTAAAAGATACCGGCATATTTGGAATTAATATTCACAAAGCAGGTACTGACAGCACATGGGTAGAGAATTGGAGTGAGGGATGTCAAGTGTTTAAAAGAGTAAAAGACTTTAATGAGTTTATGTCCATATGTAAAAGGGCAGCTAAGATACATGGCAATAAGTTTTCTTATACTTTGCTAGAATCTACAGATATCTAAAACTAGTGTTATGAAAGAGTATGATATGGGTAAATATATCTTAATAGCTGGTAATAATGCTACTGAGATATTTGATTACTATGACGTTACAGAAATGCACGGGTTAAACCGTAAAGATGCCAAGGCAGAAGAAGTAGATAAGACTGTTGGCAATGGGGTTTATATTTATGGTTTTACTAACTATGATCCCGCTGATAAAAAGCTAACAGCAAAAGCCCCATACAAACCATTTCTATTTATTAATCTAGGGACATTTAAGAAATACTCTCTTACAGAGAAAGCCACAGCTGTTATGCATGAAACTATGCATATGAGTCTTTTATTAAATAACTGGAATATCAAGGATAAAGAAGAAGAAGCTATTACCTTTGCTGAAGATGAAGCAAACAAGATAATTGAAAAGCTAGGATTTAGTACAAAGGAACAACCAAAGAAAAACTTCTTTAAGAAATAATGGCATACATAGAACACAACTTCTTTCCTCTCAAGGTATTTGTTAGGAATGAGTACATGTACCAAGGTACAAAAGGTCATGGAGAATTTACCCCGGGGGTAATTATATCTGTAAGATGTCTACCAGGACAAGCAGCATTGTTCCAGGTATTGTTAGAGAATGGCGTACTTAGAGACAAGTTACCAAGCCATGCCCTACTGACTAAGCCTGAGTTACCAGATCCAGATCTACCATTTCACTTTCTACAGATATGGAATTGTTTCTCTTATAACTTTACTTTGTTACATCTATCATATTTGTATGATACTCCTGTAGAAGTATATATGAAAGATCACAAGTTCTACCCAGGTAGTTACTATGCAACAATAAACTGGGGTAGCGGAGATATTAATACTGACATATCTTTAGCAGAAGACCCACTAGAACACAAGAGTCATCATGTGATTTTACTTGACAACGGACAAATAGCTCTTCAACCAAATAATAGAATCAAGTGGTCTGAACCAAGTTTTGTAACTAAACCATTCCCTGAAAAACCAGATTACTTAGTTAATAAAGATTACTATAACTGTGAGGGATTTGATAAGTGGCATACAGAAGATTCAGAAAGAATGTTTTATGATAACGAATAATTGAGTATATTATATAGTACTTAATTATTTATATCATGGCAAAAATAAAAGAAGCTCCAAAAAAAATAGTTGCAGTAAAAGTATCCCGTCCAGGAGTACATGCTAAAACTAAAATTAGCAAACTTAAAGCAAGCAAGAATTATAAAAAGTTATATAGAGGACAAGGTAAATAAATTTTTTATTTATATTTGTCTGTGACTCTAGAAGAAAAAGTACTTTGGGAAAAGGCTACTACTCTTGCAGAAGACAACTTGCAAGCTAGAGAATTATTTGAAAAATTAAAAACCAATACAATGCAACTAAAAGGAAAAAGGGTTTTATTAAATAAACCAGAAGTAAAAGAATCTCCATTTGAATTAAGTGAAGCTGACAAGCTTGCACTTGAAATGGATATGAGAAAGACATGGACTAAACTAGAAGTTTATGCAGTAGGGGATGAAGTATCAAGTGTAAAGGTGGGGGATAAAGTGTACATGGGAATTACCGGGTTACAAGCATCTGAAGCAGTAGAGCTTGAGGATGGAATGAAGTTAATGGTTGCTGAAAGAGATATTGCAATTGTATGGTAAACTTTACACAAGAATCAGAAGATCTCTATCAAAGTAAAATGAGTACACCTTTTGATAGAATAATATCTAAAGAGATACCATTAAAAGATAGAATTATAAATCTTGATAGGCCTAAGTATTATGGTGGTGCAGGGAATACTTATGAAGTATTTAATGTATTAGAAGCTTGGGGTTTAGATGAAGATTTCTATCTGGGGAATGTTATAAAATATTTAGCAAGAGCGGGTAAAAAAACTTCTAGTAAGAAAGAGGATTTACAAAAAGCTTTAGTATATTTACAAAGAAGAATTGATAGATTATGAGTGAGCAAGTAGCTTTTAAAGAAACTAAGATCTATTCTTTTGGAGATATCTTAGTTGGTTTAGATAAAGAAGAATTTACAGAGACAGAAGAAATTTTAGAAATAAGAAGATCAATTTCTAAGATAGCTGAGATGTTAAAAGAAAATTATAACCAATCTAAATCTCCAGTAAAGAGTTTATTATTTGATCAAGCAATTGGCCAAATTACAGCTGCTCAATTAATTGTTGAGAAGCTATTAAATATGAAGTAATGAAGGTTTTATCTATCATAATGTTATTATCTGCAATAGCAATATTATGGATGGTTGCACATGTGATGTATAAACCTGCATATGACAAACTCAAAAAAGAATATGTATCAGATGAAGATAGTATTAAACTGGCAATAGTCTGTGTATTCTTTATGTTGTTTTTTGCATTTACCATTGGCCTACTACTTTAGCCTGTTCTCTTCTTTCCAATGGTTTACTTCAGGCTATAATCCCCAGTTGCAAAGCTGGGGATTTTTTTGTATATTAGTTTATGGCAGAAATTATAAATCAGGGTCAAGTAAGTGTTTTAGGTACAGTAATATATACTGGTATAGCCGGACCCTTATCTACTAAAATAACATTATTAAAGTTTTATAATCCAGCAGCTTACATACTTACCTTAACTAGATATGATGCTTTAACAGCATCTACTGAAACAATATATGAATTTAATCTATCTGCTGGGGATTCAGTTACTGATAATACCATATATGCCCTAAACCCAGGAGATCAATTAATTGTATATAGTGATATAGTAGGAACATCATACTATGTTTACGGTACAGATTATGCTCAATAGATATGCAAGTAATAGATAGTAATGGTAATGTATTTGGTGGTGGGATTGAGATAACTGGTCCTGATGGTAAACCAAAAACTACTGGTGGAGGTGGTGGATCTCCTACTGGACCAGCAGGTGGGGACCTTTATGGTACTTATCCTAACCCAGGAGTAGATTGGAATTTAGGAGTATCTACATATAATATGTACTATTATCCATTAAGTTCAAATCCTGCAGGTTATTTAAACGCTATATCTGGGTCTATGGTTACCAGTGCTCTTGGATATACACCATATGACTCAGCCAATCCAGCGGGATATATTAATTCTACTGCACTAACACCATATTTAACTTCTGCTACTGCAGCAAGTACATACTATCCTTTAACTAATCCTTCTGGATATATTTCTGGAATAACTAGTTTAATGGTAACAACCGCATTAGGGTTTACACCATATAACAGTACTAATCCAGCTGGATACATTACAAGTGCAGCTCTCTCAGGTTATTTAACTTCTGCTGTAGCAGCTAGTACTTATTATCCACTTACAAATCCTAATGGATATATCACAGGTATAACAAGTTTAGATGTAACAACTGCACTAGGATACACACCATATGATTCTAGTAACCCAGCTGGTTACTTAAATGCCATATCAGGATCAATGGTTACTAGTGCTTTAGGGTATGTTCCCTATGATAGCAGCAACCCTTCAGGTTATATTTCAGGAATTACAGCTTTTGATATTACTACTGCTCTTGGTTATACACCCTATGATAATGCTAACCCTGCTGGTTATATAACATCATCTGCTTTATTACCTTATCTTACATCAGCAACAGCAGCAAGCACATATCAGCCAATACTTAGTTTAACTACTACAGGTACGTCAGGTGCAGCTACACTTACAGGTTCTACTTTAAATATTCCTAATTATACATCAACAGAATCACTAATAGATACTCAAATTTTCTTATCTAGTGGTGTATGGACAAAACCTGCTAATGCAAAATATGTTGAAATTTATTTAGTTGGAGGAGGTGGTGGAGGTGCTTCAGGTAGAAGAGGTGCAGCAAGTACAGCTAGATATGGCGGTGGGGGTGGGTCTTCTGGTTCTTTTAACATTGCTAAAATAAATGCAAACAACTTAGGGTCTACAGAAAATGTTTGGATTGGTGTTGGTGGAACAGGTGCTTCAGCTATAGGAGTCAATGATACTAATGGTGCAGCAGGAGGAACAGGAGCACCATCTTTCTTTGGAGGAACAGGTGTTTCTACTACAGCAAAACTTAGTACTGGAAATGGATTTGGTGGATTAGGTGGAACTGCAGCATCACAAGGTAGCTCTGGTATTGGTAACTCAATAATGTTTGGTGTAATTTATACTACATCAATTTTTGGTACTGGTTCTGTTGGACCAGCTAACTTTTCTGGAGGTACAACAACTTATATATCTAGACCATTAATGGCTGGTGGACAAGGAGGAGGTCTTAGCACAGTAAATGCTACTAATACTGGTGGAGGTATGAACTTAACAGGTCTTGCTACAGCTCAAATAATAGCAAGTGTTACTGTATCTGGAACTGTAGGTGCAAGTGGTAATAATGGCAGTTTAATAACTAATAGCCCTTCCGGATTGTTTTTCTCAACTGGTGGTAGTGGTGGAAATTCAGGAGATGCTGCGGGCACAATAGCTGGTGGAAAAGGTGGTAACGGTGGACCTGGTGCTGGTGGTGCTGGTGGTGGTGCATCTACAAATGGTGCAAACTCAGGTGGTGGAGGAACTGGAGGAAATGGGTTTTGTATAATTATAACTTACTTCTAATGTTAAGAGTAGCAATAATAGTAGATAATAAGGTAGAAAATATTATAAGTATAGAAGAAGAAAATCTATACATGCTTTCAGAAACAACTTATATCATTTCTGACATATTAGAAATTGGGGATATAATATCTTAATTAATTTGTTATCTAAATAATTTTCATTATATTATAGATATAATGTATATAATTATTTAGAAATGGACATTTTAAATTTTATCTCTTGGATTAGAGGACGTAGAGTGGTTAACTCTGTTGATCCTAATAAAACATTACTACCTGTAGCTCTTCAAGATGATAGAAGAGATGATGAATATTTAACAGGTGCAATTTCTGTACAAAATTTTACAACACAAGTTGCAGCAAATATACCAGCTGGTGCACAAGGACCAATTGGACCTCAAGGTGTACCAGGACCAGTAGGACCAGCAGGGCTTAACTGGCAAGGATCATGGTCAGCAGCTGGAGTTTATGTATTAAATGATGCAGTAGGTTTTGGTGGAGCATCATATTTTTGTATTAATCCTGTTGGACCATCTCCTACAAACCCTGCTACAGATCCTTTAAATTGGGCTTTATTAGCTTCTCAAGGAGCCACTGGTCCCCAAGGTCCTCAAGGAATCCAAGGTCCTGTTGGACCTGCAGGAAGTTCAAATCCTAATTTTAGCGCAGTACCATCAGGATTAGTTTCAGCATCTTCACCATTTAATACAGTTGTTTCTTTTTCAACAATACCGGCTAATACTTTTAATAATTCTATTAGACCAATTTTTGCAATTAAAACTGCTTTACAAAAAATAGCATCTGCAAACACTATGGTTGTAAGAGTGTATGTTTCAAATAATGTTCCTTTTCAAGGAATTGATTATTTTACTGCAGGAGCAACATTAATTGCTGAAGTTGATACAGCAACTAATGGCTCAGGTCAAAAAATTGTAAAAATTGAAAAAGATATTTTCTTTTCAGGATCAACTTTACAATTTTTACCATTGGGTCTTCCAAGTGATGGCTTTTCAGATTCTGGAATTGGAGCAAATGCAGCTACATATAATTCAAGTATATTTGATAATGGTATGTCAGTTGGAACAATTGATTGGACTCAAAACATATATGTTGTAGTTACAGTTCAATCAAGTGCAACAGACCAAATTGGAGCTAGATATTTATCAGTTGTAAGAATTTAATAATAATATATAAAAACAAAAAGTCATGGATGTTTTAAATTTTATCTCCTGGATTAAAGCAGGAAACTATAGAGAAACTCTTCCAACAGATGTTCCTAATCTATTGGCAATTGGATCAAAAGATGTAACTAGAGATGATGCTTGGTTACCATTAGCAGTAAATGCAGGACCTTTACAATCTTTGTATAATACAGGTACTGTAACTCAGTTAACTTCTATTACAACGGCTGTAACATTGGATACATTAAACGGTGTAATAACTACTGTATCTTCTACATTAGCTGCAAATGCTAAAACATTTTTTACAGTAAACAACTCAAACATAACTGCTACATCACGCATTTTAGTAAGTGTGCAATATGATGAAGCTGCAACAGGAATTCCTGTAGTTGGTGTATCTGATATTGCTGCTGGATCATTCAAGGTTGTTATAGCAAATGGTGGAAATGCTGCATTAAACAATATAGTTAAAGTACACTTTATGATTATTAACTAATAGATGTTAAAATACTTTTGTCGGGGCATTTATTGTCCCGGCAATATATTTAATAATCTATAAAAACACATAATCATGTCAGTAGGCAACCTAAAAGATTACGGGAATAAAGGGAATAATTTTCCTTGGCAATTGAAAATGTTGCAAGGGTTAGATACTATTAATAGTAGTATAGTAACCGGTAACATTACAAATGCCAATTCAATGGCTATTGATGCCTTTGGAAGGCAAAGAGTTTCTAGTCCTTTGACATTATTTGATTCATCTCATAGATATAAAGATAATGGTTTATGGGCAACATCTACTGCTAGTGGAGGTGCTGCTGTATTTAGTGCAAATGAAGGACTAGTAAACTTAAATGTAAATACTACAAGTGGCTCACAAGTATTAAGAGAAACCCTTAAAGTATTTTCCTATCAACCTGGAAAATCACTTTTAGTTTTTAATACATTTGTGATGGCTCCTGCTCAAACTAACTTAAGACAAAGAGTTGGTTATTTTGGAACTAGTAACGGAATATATCTTCAATTAAATAACCAAACACTAAGTTTTGTAGAAAGAAGTTTAGTTACTGGAGTAGTTACTGAAACTGTAGTAAATCAATCTGCATGGAATGTAGATACTTTAGATGGTAATGGTCCCTCTGGTGTAGTTCTAGATATTACTAAAGCTCAAATATTATTTATGGATATTGAGTGGTTAGGTGAAGGAACAGTAAGAGTTGGGTTTATTATAGATGGTGTATTTTTATTATGTCATAAGTTTAACCATGCCAATCTTGTTACATCAACTTATATTACTACAGCATCTCTTCCAATTAGATATGAAATAACAAATACTGGAGTTACAGCAAATAGTAGCACATTAAAACAAGTTTGCTCTACAGCAATTTCAGAAGGGGGATATGAACTTAGAGGTGGACAACAAGCTGTTGGTACACCAATTACAACACCTAGAACATTTGCTGTTGCAGGAACATTTTATCCTATAGTAGGAATTAAATTAACAGCAAGTAAACTAGATGCTGTTGTAATTGCAACAGCAATATCAATACTTGGTACTGGTAATGGTAAAAACTATGCATGGAGAATTGTGCAATCAGCTACTATAACTGGTGGTGCTTGGGTTTCTGCAGGTGCTGATTCAGCTGTAGAGTATAATCTTACAGGAACATCTACTGCGGGTGGTAGAGTATTAGCACAAGGATATTTAAATTCTTCTAATCAAGGATCTCCAACCATAAACATTTTAAAAGAAGCTCTTTTTGCAACGCAGTTAGAAAGAAACTCATTTACAAGCACTGCTTATGAATTAGTAATTGAAGTTGCTGTAGGAACTACATCAGGTGGTGAAAGTGTGTTTGCATCAATAGACTGGGAAGAAGTAAGTAGATAATTAAAATAAATAGAAATTATGTCAGTAGGAAATTTAAAAGATTATGGAAATAAAGGAAATAACTTTCCATATCAACTAAAAGTTTTACAAGGACTAGCACTATCACAATTAAGCAATTGTGATGAGATTGTATTTTCAGATTTAAATGCAACAAATATGAAAGATCAAATTGATGCATATTTTACTGCTAATCCTGATAAATACCTTGTATCTAAAACAATGGTTTGGAACACTGTTGATCAAGCATATGTGGCACATTTAACGGTAGCAACATTATAATGAAAAATTTATTTGTAGTTTCTTTACTATTAGTATTTATTACTTCTTGTTCATTAGAAAAAAGACTAGCTAAATACTGTCCACTATGTACTCAAAAAGATAGTACAGTTACAGTAATACAATATAAAGATACCACAATAGAAATCCCAGGAGAAACTGTATTTATAGAAGATACTTTATTTTGTGATTCTCTTGGTAATGTTTATGCTTCTAGACTATCTGAAAAAGATGGAACAATACTTAAGCTCCAAGCTAGAATAAAGAACAATAAATACAAAGTAATTGCTAAGACAGATACTATTTATAAACTTGTACCTGGTAATACAGTTTATAAAACACAAGTAGTAACTAAAACATTAAAGCCTGAAAAGATAAAATATATCCCGGGTTGGGTAAACTTCCTGGCATGGATTGGCGGTATATGGTTAATAATTATTATATTATATATTATATATCGTCTGATTAAAGCTCAAATACCTGCAATATGAAAACAAAATTAACTCTTGTAACCTTGTCAATCACATCATTCTTTGCACCAATAGAGCTAATGGCTCTTGTTCTAATGCTAATTATCTTTGTAGATACTGTAGTTAAATTAATTTCTCTTAAGAAAATTGCTAAAGAAACTAATAGAAAATATAGAGAGGTATTTAAGTCAAGAATACTTAGACAAGGATATGTATATAAAGCTTTAGGATATTATATTACTGCAGGAGTAGTTTTTCCTTTGGACTATTATGCATTAACTCCATTTATCAATGGACTGCTAAAGTTTTTAAATTTTGATTTTGTTATAGGAGTGCCTGCTATTCTTACTAATATTTTACTTGGTATATTCTCAATTATAGAACTTGCATCTATTAATGAAAACTGGTTTGATATTACAGGTAACAATGTTCTTAAAAAAACATGTGATACTGTAAAGAAATTAAGAAAAGGTCTAAAAGACGCATCAGACACTTATAAAGACATCAAGAACTAATGAAACTAGATATTAGTAAAATTGTTCAAGCAAGATTAGATAAAGATCAGTTCTATGCTGAAGAGTCTAAAAAGACACAAATCTATCTGCATCATACAGCGGGTGGAGGCAATGCAGTAGCTGTATCACGGTACTGGAATAGTAATGATACAAGAATAGCAACTGCATTTGTTATTGGTGAAAATGGAGATATTGTACAATGCTTCTCATCTAAACATTGGGCATGGCATTTAGGAATAGATTCAGAAGACTTTACTAAGAACGGTGCAAAATATCAAAACTTAAATAAACTTTCTGTAGGTATAGAAGTTTGTAATTGGGGACCATTAAAATTCCGCAATGGTAAATACTATAACTATGTAAATGGTGTGGTTAAACCAGAGAATGTAACAACTCTTGAGACACCATTTAAAGGTACCAAATATTGGTACAAATATTCAGATGCACAGATTGAATCTTTAAGACAATTAGTAGAATACTTATGTGAAACATATGATATTCCTAAGACTTACAGATCAGAAATCTGGGCAATAGATAGAGAAGCCTTTAAGGGGGTTCCTGGAATATATACACATAATTCAGTAAGAAAGGATAAGAGTGATATGTATCCAGATCCTAAAGTAATAGAAATGTTAAAAAACCTATAAAATGAAATTTAGAAACTCTTGGAAATCATCCACAAAACAGTGGGATAAAATAATGATAAGAATAAGATTATCATCATTAGATATTTTTTCTTTTGAAATGGATATATCTAGAAACTTTTACTTACTTACTATATTAAATCTTACCATTAAGAATAGATAATATTACTTAAACTTCTCTAAGTAAGGTGATCCAGGTATATAGTATGCCTGGATTTTTTTATTTAAACTTGTTTTATTTAAACTTTTTATATATATATTTGTGTAAACTAATATAAATTAAAGTCTTATGGAAACAAACCAACAACCAGAAATGCAACTAACTCCTGAACAGTTAGAAGAGCAAAAAGAAAAAATGCTAGAGTTTTATCAAACTTCTATGCCTTATTTAAGAGCACAATTAGATTATGAAGAAATGCTTTTAAAAATTGATGAAGCAAGATTTAAAAGATCTAGTATTCAATATCAGTATGCTATGATGATGGCTCCTCAACAAGAAGAAGCAGATGAAGAAAGAGGTTCAGATTTTGATATTGATAAAGAGTCTAATACAGCAGATCAAGGAAAGAGAAAGCTTAAAAGAGGCTAGTCATGGCTATAGTAAATCAAGTACAGAAGCGTGTAAGAATGCCTAAGTGGGATGTGGTTAAGTTTCAAATACTTACCCACTGCTATATTAATAGAATCAACTTAAGTGACTCTGACCTTAACTGCTTGACCTTACTAAGTTTTAATGAGCCAATAGAATTAACACATTTTTGTTATGATGCATCTTCAGAAGAAGAGCCTATTTTCAAGTCTCCACAAACTGTGAGAAACTGTATAAATAAAGCTGAGAAAACAAACTTAGTTGTTAAAGATGAGGAAAACAAAAAATTAATTCGGATAAATCCAAGTTTAAAAATTCAGACAACAGGTACTATTTTATTAGACTATAAATTTTTAGGAGATGAATCCCAGAAAGCCTAAAAGAATATATCAAGAAGTTGCAGAAGAATTAAATATTGATAAGGATTTAGTAGAAGACTTAGTAGAGTTTTATTACAAAGATGTCAGAAGTTTATTATCTAATTTAGAATATCCTAGAATAAACATAGAGGGTCTTGGTCATTTTGTTTCAAAACCAAAGATGGTATATGGATCAATAGAAAAGATATCAAGAATATTAAAAGAACATGACACATCTACATTTAAAGCTTATCATAATAAGAAAGCACTAGAAAATAAATTAGAACTACTATTGAAATTAAATCTTAAGATTCAAGATCAAACAGAAAAAAGAGAAGCTTTTTTTAAAAACAAGAATAAATGAAAAATGTACTTAATCTAATCTGGCAAAATAGATCACAAATATTTGAGGGTATTAAAAACTCTGTTATTAGAGATGAGACAGTAGAAGAAATATCTAGACTCAGATATGATATTTGTGATGAATGTCAACATAAAGGTAAAAAGTGTGCTGTAAAAGGAACGGCTCCATGCTGTAATGAGTGTGGATGTTCACTAGCCTTTAAAACTAGATCTTTATCATCAGAATGTCCATTAGGTAAATGGCAAGCTATTATTACTGAAGAACAAGAAGAAGAATTAGAAAAACTATGAGTATAGTATTTAATGCCAAGGATCATAGCTATAAAAGCAATGACGGCTCAGAGATTAATTGGATAAGTGTTACTACACTTGTATCTCATTTTAAAAAACCTTTTGATGCTGAAAAAGTAGCAAAAAAGGTTTGTAAGAATAAGAGATCTAAGTGGTTTGGTTTTTCACCAAAAGATATTATATCTATTTGGAATGCAGAATCAGAAAGAGCAGTTACTCTTGGTACATTTTATCATAATCAAAGAGAGGCTGACTTATGTTCTTTAGCTTCAATAGAAAGAGAAGGTGTTACAGTTCCAGTGTTTAAACCTAATGATTTAGCAAATGGAATTAAGACAGCACCTTCACAAAAATTAGAACCAGGCGTGTATCCAGAGCATATGGTTTATCTTAAATCAGCAGGCATCTGTGGTCAGTCAGATCTCGTAGAAGTAGTTAATGGTAGAGTAAATATTATTGATTACAAAACTAATAAAGAGATTAAGACTGAATCTTACAAAGATTGGGAGGGAGTTTCTGAAAAATTACTCCCTCCTATATCTAACTTAGATGATTGTAATTTTAATCACTACAGCTTACAGTTAAGTATCTACATGTATATGATACTAAAACATAATCCTAAATTGCAACCCGGAAGAATGTTTATTCATCATATACTATTTGAAACAGAGGGGGAAGATAGATATGGGTATCCTTTAACAAGCTATGATGATAATGGTGATCCAATTGTTAAAGATGTAGTTCAAATGGAAATACCATATTTAAAAGATGAAGTAACAGCTATTATGCATTATTTACATGATAATAGAAACAATATTAAAAAGAAATGATTGTAAAACTATTTGACATACAGAATGGTAAAGTAATTCCAACAGAACATTGCTATACATTAAAGGCATTAAAAGATGTTATGGATAATTATCCTGATAATTATATCAAGATATATCAATACTTGTTTTATATGACTTGCCCTAACCCAGACTTGAACCCATTCTTTTATACACCAGAAGTAGATAAAGAGTCACTTATACTTGAACAGATAGATGCTGAGTTCTCTACAGAAGATCAGGATATATTTATAGCCTTACAGTTTTGCCAAAGAATGTATGAAACACCTACATCTAGAGCATATAAAGGTATTGCATCCATGTTAGACAGATTAGCTAAGTATATGGAGACTACACCTATCTCACATGGTAGAGATGGTAATATTAACTCTCTGGTAGCTGCAGCTAAAAACTTTGAACAGATTAGAGCATCATTTAAAGGTGCATATAAAGATCTACAGGAAGAACAATCTAGTAGAGTAAGAGGTGGTATTGGAATGGCATATGATCAGTAATGGAAATATTTGAAAATATACCAACCTATGATAATGGAAATTGGACTATTACAGACTTTTCCTCAAGAGAGGAATTTTCTAAGTTTGTAAGAGATATTTTTGATGAACCCGGTAAATATAAATTTGATGAAACTAGCTTACTATTTAATACAGAATCAAGAAAGTTTAGAGACAATGGATACTATTGTGACGCACCCTTTAAATCCAAAGATTTTATCAATTACTGGGATGATCAAAAACTTAGATGTAGAAGAGGAGTTATCTATAAGTCAGGAGAAAACACCTGGTACCTTACAAGAGATTACTACATGTGGCTTAACTTCTTACCAATATTTGATAAAGAACAACAAATTTTTGACTTTGCTAAAATACGTGACGCCCAGTATCACATGGCCCTCTATGAACTATTGGCAGAGCTCAACTATAAGCATGTAGCTATTCTAAAAAAAAGACAGATAGCATCTTCTTATTTTCACATGGCCAAACTATTAAATCAGATTTGGTTTGAATCTGGGGTTACTTTAAAGATAGGAGCAAGTCTTAAAGACTATATAAATGAGAAAGGTTCATGGAAGTTCTTAGATGAATATGCTGCTTTCTTAAATGAGCATACCGCATGGTATAGACCAATGACACCACATAAGGTAATGATGTGGCAGCAAAAGATTGAAGTAAGAAAGGGAGATAGAAAAAATGAAGTAGGTCTCAAAGGTACAATGCAGGGCATGTCATTTGAGAAAGATCCTACAAATGGTGTAGGGGGTCCAGTAAAATTCTTCTTCCATGAGGAGGCTGGTATTGCACCAAAGATGGATCAAACATATGAGTATATGAGGCCAGCAATGAGATCTGGTTTAATTACTACTGGTATGTTTATAGCTGCAGGATCAGTAGGAGATTTATCTCAGTGTAATCCCCTTAAGGATATGATTCTAAACCCTACATCTAAAGATATCTATGCGGTAGAAACAAACTTGATAGATAGCAAAGGAACAGAAGGTCTCTCAGGATTGTTTATTCCTGAGCAATGGTCTATGCCACCACATATAGATCAATATGGTAATTCACTTGTAGAAGAAGCATTAGTTGCACTTGAGAATCAATTTGAACAGTGGAAGAAAGATTTATCTCCAGAAGACTACCAGTTAAGAATATCTCAGCACCCTAGAAATATTGAAGAAGCATTTGCACATAGATCAGTCTCTGTATTCCCAACACATCTGGTAGCAGCACAGCAGAGAAGAATAGATGAGAAAGAATATGCATATGAATTCTTAGATATATTCTATGATGAGAATGGAAAGCCAAAAGTTAAGGAAACTAATAAGCTGCCCATCATGCAGTTTCCCGTATCTAAAAAATTAGAAGATAAAACAGGTACTCTTGTTGTATGGGAAAGACCGGTTAAGGATCCAGAGTTCGGACAGTATTATGCTTCTATTGACCCTGTATCAGAAGGTAAGACAACTACATCAGATTCATTGTGTTCTATATTTGTAATGAAAGCCCCTATACAAGTAACTAGACATACGGGTGTAGAAACAGAAACATATATAGAACAAGATAAAATTGTTGCATCATGGTGTGGTAGATATGATGATATAAATAAAACACATCAGAAGTTAGAGCTAATAATAGAATGGTATAATGCCTGGGCACTAATAGAAAGTAACATCTCTTTATTTATACAATACATGATATCTAAGAAAAAACAAAGGTATCTTGTACCAAAGAGTCAGATCATGTTTTTAAAGGATCTAGGTGCTAATACTAACGTATACCAAGAGTATGGTTGGAGAAATACTGGTAATTTATTTAAAGGTCACTTATTAAGTTATGCTATTGAATATTGTAAGGAGGAGTTAGATACAGTTACAAAACCGGATGGTACAATTGTTAAGACTAAATATGGTATAGAAAGAATTCCAGATCCAATGTTACTCAAAGAGATGCAAGAATATACAGATGGTCTGAACGTGGATAGACTTGTAGCATTTACAGCATTAGTTGCATTTATGAGAGTGCAACAATCTAATAGGGGATATGCAAGAAGAACTATAATGGATGATGCCGCTAAAAACTTGCAAAAGTCAGAAAATTTGTTTAAATTAAATAGTAGTCCATTTAGGCACATGGGTAATAACGGTAGATTAACAAATGGTTCGGTATTTAAAAAATCACCATTTAAAAATATAAAATAACTATGCAGGTATATAACGCATTACAGTTAAAAAAAGGAGCTAAAACAGAACAAAATAGGATGGGTAGTATTACCCAGCCTCTACAGTTTTTATCTAAGAAAGATAAAGATGAAGAATGGGCAGCTTGGAACTTAGACTGGTTAGAATGGAATGGTCTTAAGCAAATCAGAAGAAATGCAAGAAGACTAATGAAGAACTATAAACTTGCAAAGGGAATTATAGATAGAACAGATTATATAATTGAGGAGAATAATGAATATAGAGATATAGTAGAAATATTAACCAGAGAAGAAGCAACAGCTCTTGAGTTAAAGTTCTATCCAATTATTCCAAACGTAATTAATGTGTTAGTAGCAGAGTTTGCTAAAAGATCAACTAAACTGACATATAGAGCGGTAGATGAGTTCTCATATAATGAGATGCTAGAAGAAAAAAGACAGATGGTAGAAGAAACTCTTTTAGCAGATGCACAGTTAAAAATTGTTACTGCATTAATAGAGCAGGGAATAGATCCTCAAGCACCTGAAGTACAAGAGCAAGTATCACCAGAAAATCTTAAAACATTACCAGAGATAGAATCTTTCTTTAAGAAAGATTATAGATCTATGATAGAGCAGTGGGCATATCATCAGCATAAAGTAGATGTTGAAAGATTTAGAATGGATGAGCTAGAGGAAAGAGCCTTTAGAGACATGCTTATTACAGATAGAGAGTTCTGGCACTTCCACATGATGGAAGATGACTATGAGGTAGAACTCTGGAATCCAGTAGTTACATTCTATCACAAATCTCCAGATGCAAGATATATATCACAAGGTAACTGGGTAGGTAAGATAGATATGTTTACTGTATCAGATGTAATAGACAAGTTTGGATATATTATGTCTGAAGAACAATTAAAGGCATTAGAAGCAATCTATCCTATTAGATCTGGTGGTTATATAGTTGGTGGATATCAAAATGATGGTACATATTATGACGGCACAAAATCTCATGAATGGAATGTTAATATGCCTTCTCTTGCATATAGACAGTATACAACTGCAGTTGCAAACTCAATTACAGATGGTGGCGATATTATAAATCAAATACTTTCACAAGGTGAAGATTACTTTGATCAAGGTACTGCATATCTATTAAGAGTAACTACAGCATATTGGAAGTCACAAAGAAAAGTTGGTCACCTTACAAAGATTTCAGAAACTGGAGAAGTTGCAAATGAAATTGTTACAGAAGATTATGAAGTAACAGACAAACCAATATATGATAATAGATTATTCAAAAACAAAACTAAAGATACTCTTGTACAAGGTGAGCATATAGATTGGATTTGGATTAATGAAGTTTGGGGTGGTATTAAAATTGGTCCAAACATTCCTTCTTTCTGGGGTATGAATAATCCAGGAGGATTCTCTCCAATATATATTGGTGTACAAAAAAATAAAATTGGAGCATTAAAGTTCCAATTTAAAGGAGATCAAAGTTTATATGGTTGTAAGTTACCAGTAGAAGGTTCTGTGTTCTCAGATAGAAATACTAAGTCTACTGCACTTATAGATCTAATGAAGCCATATCAGATTGGATATAACATTGTAAACAATCAGATTGCAGATATCTTAGTAGATGAACTAGGTACTATTATCATGCTTGATCAGAATACTCTACCTAAACATTCTCTTGGAGAAGACTGGGGTAAAGGAAACTATGCTAAAGCATATGTTGCAATGAAGAACTTCCAGATGTTACCTTTGGATACATCTATTACAAATACAGAGAATGCATTAAACTTCCAGCATTTTCAAAAACTAGATCTTTCTCAGACAGAAAGATTAATGTCAAGAATTAGTTTAGCTAATCACTTTAAGCAACAAGCATATGAAGTAATAGGTGTTAACCCACAAAGAATGGGTCAACAGTTATCTCAAACTACAGCTACCGGAGTAGAACAAGCTTTACAAGCGTCATATGCACAGACAGAAGTATTCTTTATTCAGCACTGTGATTATCTAATGCCAAGAGTTCATCAAATGAGAACTGACTTGGCACAATACTATAACTCTACAAAACCATCTGCAAGACTTACATATACAACTTCTGCAGATGAGAAAGTAAACTTTGAAGTAAATGGTACAGATCTCTTAATGAGAGATTTAAATATTTATTGTTCTACAACTGCTAATCATAGATCTGTATTAGAACAGTTAAAACAAATGGCTATTCAAAATAATACTACTGGAGCAAGTATTTATGATCTTGGAAGAATAGTACAATCTGATTCAATTGCAGAGCTTAATAATGTTCTTAAAGCTTCTGAAGAAAAAATATCATCACAAAAACAACAAGAACTACAGCAACAACAGCAAATGCAACAACAGCAATTACAGTCAATGCAGCAAACTGAGAAGATGAAACTTGATGCACAAGCTGCTGAAAAAGAAAAAGATAGACAAAGAGATATCTTGGTTGCTGAAATTAAAGCAGCAGGTTATGGCTCTATGGCAGATGTAAATAAAAATCAAATATCTGATTATGCAGATGCTATGAAAGAGATAAGACAGTCAGAAGCTTATGAGCAACAAACAAGTTTACAGATTGAAAAGCAATCTAATGAAAACTTAAGACAGTCTCAGAAGATGGATATAGAGAGAGAAAAGATCATGGCACAGAAAGAAATAGCAGATAAACAGCTACAAATAGCCAGAGAAAACAAAAATAAATACGATAATAAAAATAAAAATAAAGAAAAAGAATAGTACTTAGCTATATAGTGCGAAAAATAAATTTTATTATCATAAATTTTTGAAGTTTATTTCTTATATTAAATTATAAACAAAACCAACACATATGGAAGAATTAGAAAACAAATCTGACAAAGGTCAGGTACAGGACTCTACACTGGTAGGGAATGTAGATGTAAATATTGATGAGATGTTTGGAATGCCGGGAGCAGAAAATGTAATGCTACCAGTAGAAGAAGAAAAACCAAAATCTGTATTTTCAAAGGAAACTACAGATACCTCGTTCCTTGACAAGCCTGCTTCTAAAGAAGAAGTAGCAAAGAAAGAAGAAGTAGAAGAAACTATAGCTGAGCTAGATAGTTTAATTACTCAAGAAGAAGATGCTGGTAATAAAGGTAGACCAAAAATTGATAAATCTGGTCTTGCTGAATTAGCACAAAAAATGATTGAGGAAGGATCTTTAGTACCTTTTGATGATGACAAACCATTAGAAGAATATACTACAAAAGATTTCCGTGAACTATTTGAAGCAAACTTCCAGGAAAGAGAAAATGCAGTAAGAGAAAATACTCCAAAAGAGTTTTTTAATGCACTTCCAGAAGAACTTCAGTATGCAGCTAAGTATGTAGCAGATGGTGGTACAGATCTTAAAGGTCTCTTTAGAACTCTTGCTCAAGTAGAAGAGATGAGACAACTAGATCCATCTGATGAATATGATCAAGCAGAAATTGCACGTCAGTATTTATATGCTACAAGCTTTGGTACTCCAGAAGAAATTGAAGAAGAAATCAATGACTGGAAAGATATGAATAGACTTGAACAAAAGGCTAATCAGTTTAAACCAAAGTTAGATAGAATGCAAGAAGAAATAGTTGCTAGACAACTTGCTGAACAAGAATTAAAAAGGCAACAGCAAGAAGAAGCAGCTAGAGCTTATACAGATAATGTATATAGTACTCTTGTTAATGGTGAGATAGGTGGAATAAGATTAGATAAGAAAGTACAAAGTATGTTATACTCCGGATTAGTACAACCTAATTATCCATCTATATCTGGTAAACCTACAAACTTACTAGGCCACTTATTAGAGAAATATCAGTTTGTAGAACCAAGACATGATTTAATTGCTGAGGCACTTTGGTTACTTGCAGATCCAAATGGATATAAGTCAAAGATAAAAGAGCAAGGTGGTAAGCAAGCTACAGAAAAAGTTGTAAGACAATTAAAGACAGAACAAGCTAGAAAAATTACTTCTTCTGTAAATGATGATAGAGAATATGATTCAAAAACAAGAACTAGCAAACCGCAAAAAACTATCTCAAGAGGTGGATTCTTCAAGAGATTTTAATTAAGTAACAAATAAAACAAATATAAAAATGGCAACTCCAATTTTAAACAATGGGATATTCCTGAGAGATACAGCCTACCAAGCTTCATCGCATGTAGACTCTTATCACTTAGTGAATATGTTAAAAGATGCTGAACCTATGGATTTAGGTCCAGTAGACCTTTGGGCTATGGCTCAAAAAGTAGAAATGCCCCTTTATCAGCTTTCTAGCTTTGGTGGCAAAAATGTAATTATGGTTGATAATGCTCGTGGAGAGTATAAGTGGCAGACTCCTGTCTCTACAGATCTTCCATATGTAATTGAAGATATTGAACCAACAAATACTTTCAAAGGTATTGATGGAACAACCTTCAGAATTAAATTAAGCCGTAGAGAATTTGGTCACGGTGACATTATTACTTATGACAAGTATAATGGTGTGGAATTGTACATCACAGATGAAGACATTCTTCCAATTGGTGATGGATTTATTTACACTGTTCAACTTGTAAATAATGACAACACTAGATTCTTAGACAATGCATATTTAGCTAATGGAACTAGATTCTTCAGAAAAGGTTCTGCAAGAGGTGAGTATGGTGAAAGATTTTCTGACATCATTACACAAGCTGGTTTCCGTGAATACTACAACTTTGTTGGTGGTGCTGAAGCTCACGTACATTATTCTATCTCTTCTAGAGCAGACTTAATGATCAAAGGTGGTATGAATGCAGATGGTACTATTCCTGTAACAGAGATCTGGAGAACATTTGACAAAAATGTTACTGATCCATCTATCACATCTTTAGAGGATATGGTAAAAGTTATGGGTAAAGATGCTGTTAAAAAAGCATTTGATAACGGAGATTTGTCTAGAACTTTCTTGACAAACATGGAAGCAGCTCACCTTTCTAAAATTGCAACTGACATTGAGACTTACTTAATGTGGGGACAAGGAGGTAAAGTTAAGCAAGATGGTCCAGATGATATCAGATTATCTGTTGGACTTTGGCAACAATTGAACAATGCGTTCAAAAGAGTATACAACAAAAATAACTTTACTCTTGACTTATTCCGTGGAGAAATCTATAACTTCTTCAATGGTAAGGTTGAGTTCCAAGGACCAGATCCAAAAAGATCTCTTATTGTACAAACTGGTATGGGTGGTATGCGTATGGTTAATGAGGCCATCAAGCAAGAAGCTATCTCTTCAGGTTTGTTAATTCAGGCTGCTGATATTGGTGCTATCACTGGTAAAGGTATGGACTTGAACTTTGGATTTGCTTATACTTCATATGTAATTCCATTCTTGGCAAATGTTAAGTTTGTTCTTAACCCAGCATTTGACAATGTTCATACAAATGATATTGAGAACCCAATCATTGATGGTTTCCCATTATCTTCTTACAGCTTTATTATCTTTGATATCACAGATAACACTAATGATAACATCTTTATGTTGAAACTTTCTTGGGATAACCAATTGAAGTGGTGGTACCAAAATGGTACTATGGACTACATGGGAAGAACTCAAGGATTCCAGTCTTCTGGACAATTCAACGGGTACCGTGTGATGATGTCTCAAACAATGCCAGCTATCTGGGTAAAAGACCCTACAAAAGTCTTGAAAATTGTTATGAGAAACCCAATCACTGGTGGCTCTCTATAATAGATCAGAGTATGAGAGGGAGAGTAAAATCTCCCTCTTTTTACTTATTTTTAATTAACATTTAAAACCAACAAAAATGGAAAACGCAGAATTTACAATGGTGGAAATTAACAAAGCTGCCACCGCAAGAAAAACAGCTATTGCTATTAGACCATACTTTGACAGCAGAATGTCAAACATGGGATTAGAAAATTACCAACAAGTTTTGTTTGATGGTGTAAAGCACCAAGAACAATTAGCTTGTCTTGAAGTAAATGGTGTAACAAGATATATTACTGGGCTTAATGAATTTGCTCCAGAAATTAAAACATTACCATCAGATCAAAGAGAAGCAAAAATTAGAGAAATAAGAACAGCAGTTGCAGAACTTGAAAGAGAACTTGCAGCTAATGTTTTAGATATTGAGGATAAGGATTTTTGGAACAAAGTTAAATTACTTAAACCAGACAATAAAGATTTCTGGAATAAGATTGATATTAAATGTGGTAATGAGCCAGTATTTTTAGATCCAAAAGATCCTTTTGATAGAATTAAGATTTATGCTATTGAAGCTGGGGCATTTTCAATTATAGCAAAGAGTTATGAAGATGCAAGATCAAAAGCAAAACCACCTAAGTTTTATCTAGATAAAGAAGAAGAAACTGTGATGGTTAGAACTGAGTACAAGAAAATGCGTAACAAAGCACTTTCTGAACTTCAGAAATTATTTGATAAGAATAGTACTAAACTATTCTACATTGCAAAAGTTGTTGATCTTAATAGTACACAGTACAGAAAATCAACACCAAATGACATTATCTATGAGAATATGGATATGTACATTAATGGAGAGGGTGGTGAGACTAATAAAGAAAGAGCAGCTAAATCTTTCATTGATGCAGTAAATATGGATATGGAAACACTAAAAATTAAATCAATTGTTAGAGATTCCGTATTTTTTAAGTATATTATAAGTAAGGCAGATGGTCATATTTATCATGCTAAGTCTAACAGCTTACTTGGTAGAAATGTATCAGATGTTGTAGAATACTTTAAGAATCCTTTAAATGAAGATATTCTTAAAGATGTTACAGCTTCTGTTGAAAAATTATGGAACTCTTAAAAATTATATAAAATGTTAACTCCAAAGAAAAAATCTAAAAAAGGAACTTCAGCCATGAATTATGGTTATGAAGCTGGTAAACTTGCTGGAGGTGCAGCAGGTGCTACATTTGGTGCTATGGCTGGCAAAGCTGCAAAAAGTCCGGTAGGTGCTACAGCTGGTAAAAAAATGAAAACTGGTGGAATGACTAATGCTAATAAAAGTGTAACTGCTTCTAAAGTAGCTGGCTCTAAAGGTGTAATCTCTGGAGAGAATGCTAAAGTTTCTGCATCTAAAATAGCTAAAGGACGTTCAGGTGGAACTTCTAAAGCTCCTAAAACTGCAGTTCCTAAAGCTATGTATGGTGCTTCTATGATGAAAAAAGGTGGTGCTAAAAAAATGAAATAATGCCACTAAAGAAATCTACTACTAAAAGTCGCGTTAACCAGGCTGGTGTTTACACTAAGCCTGGTATGCGTAAGTCTTTGTTTGAAAGAATTAAAGCTGGTTCTAAGGGTGGAGATCCTGGAGAATGGTCTGCAAGAAAAGCACAACTTTTAGCTAAAGAATATAAGTCTAAAGGTGGTGGTTATAAAACCAAGAAGTAATGGCTAAAGATCCTCAGCAAAGTTTAAGAGATTGGTCAGCACAAAAATGGATGACATCTGGAACTTATGCAAATAAGAAGAAAGGTTCTTCTAAAGAGGTAAAGTCAAAAGGTAAAAAAAGATATTTACCTGAAGCTGCTTGGGGTTCTTTATCAGCAGGAGAGAAAGCTGCAACAAATAAAGCAAAGGCTAAAGGTAATAGTAAAGGAAAACAATTTGTTAAACAGCCCAAGGGCATAGCCCAAAAGGCAGCAAGATTTAGATAGTTATGGCAATTAAAAGAACAACAACTAAAAAATCCACACCAGCTAAGAAAGCAAATTCTTCAGTTGGTATTTCTATTTTTGGTGGTAACAAAGCAGAAATGAGAAAATGGGAAGTTGAATCTGCTATGTCTACATTACAAAGAGCTTCTGAAATACAAAAGAATGCAAAGTTAATGGCAGATGTAAAAAAGATGGCAGCTGAGAAAGCAAAAGAATTTAACAGTATTGCTTCTGGTAAAAAGATTTAATAATGGCAAAGGCAAAAACTAAGAAAGTAAAAGTTACTGCCGGTGGTGAAAAACATGTAGTATATAAGAAGACTACAAAAAAAGGAGAAGGAAAGGTTGGTCATATTATGGTCAACCATCCTACTAAAGATAAAGGTCAATGGGACACAATTGATCTTACTAAAATAGGTAGAGCCAAAACAGTTGCGCAGGGTGTAGCTGCTACAAAGAAATGGCATAGAGATAACCCTGATTATAAGTATAAAGGTAAAGGAAAAAGTAATGGCAAAAAGTAGGGCACAACAAGCAGCAATAGCTATCTCAATGAAGATAGCTGGTAAGAAGCCTAAGATGAAAGCTGGTGGAAGTGCAAAGAGTTGTTGGCCAGGTTATGAAAAGAAAGGTACTAAAAAGATGTATGGTAAAACATATAATAACTGTGTAAAAAAATAGTCATGGCAAGGAATTCAAAATTAATGAAAGCTGCTCTTAATATACCAAAAGGTTATCATGTAATGCCTGATGGCTCTATAATGAGAGACTCAGATCATAAAATGAAGAAAGGTGGCTCTACTCCAGCATGGCAAAGAAAAGAAGGTAAGAATCCAGAAGGAGGTCTTAATGCTAAAGGAGTTGCTTCTTATAGAAGAGAAAATCCAGGAAGTAAACTTCAGACAGCAGTAACTACTAAACCTTCTAAACTAAAAGCTGGAAGTAAAGATGCCAATAGAAGAAAAAGCTTTTGTGCTAGAATGTCTGGTATGAAGAAAAAACTAACAAGCTCAAAGACTGCTAATGATCCTAACTCTAGAATCAACAAGTCTTTAAGAAAGTGGAATTGTTAACTTATTATATATATTACTATGAAAACTATGAAAACTTGTAAAATGGGTTGCGGCAAAATGAAAGCTGGTGGTCCTGTTAAGAAAGTAAAAAAGATGGCTAAAGGTGGAGCTACAGATTATAACTACGGTATTCCATTAAATGGCCTACCAATGCGCCCTACTAATGGTAACACAGATATTTCTAAGAATCAAATGGGAACTAACCCTACTATGAAGAAAGGTGGTGCTGTTAAAAAAATGGCTACTGGTGGATCACTTAAACCAGTTCCTGCAGGAAAAGTTGGATTGTCTAAATTACCAACAGCTGTTAGAAATAAAATGGGTTACATGAAAAAAGGTGGCTCTAAAAAGAAATAATCATGTGTAGCTGTAGAAATAAAGGTAAAGTAAAAAAGTAAAGTCATGGCAACTAAAAAGACTACTGCAAAGTTTGGAGCATCTGTAAAAGTACAGAGAGGATATCCTGGTAAGATTAGATCTGCTAAAGATCAAGGCTATACTCCTATAGGTAAAAGAGAACCTGCAAGAACTAAATTTGATAATGGAGGAGCTTTAAGTGATAAAGCACCAAAAGAAGCAAAGATGAAGTTTTATTCTCCAGATGGTAACTATAAAACAGTAGTTAAAAAAAATTATGGTGAGCCTGAAAGAGCTAAGGAAACAAGAACTTTAAAAGGAGTTTTAAGAGGAGTTCCAAAAACTTCTACGCCCCCAGCACCTGTTGAAGATAAACCAATGTTTAAAGCTAAAAAAGGTGGGTCAACTGATAAGAAGTGGATTCAAAAGGCAATTAATCCTGCGCACAAAGGATATTGTACTCCAATGACTAAACCTACTTGTACTCCTAAGAGAAAAGCTCTTGCAAAGACTTTAAAGAAAATTGCTAAAAATAGATAGTAATGTTAAATAGTACTATAACTGTAAAGATTAAGCAAAGGCTAAATAAATTAGATAGCCAAGACTACGACAACATAGAATGTTGGCAGGTAGTAGAGGCATTTAATAAAGCCCAAGTAGAATGGTCTAGAAGGCAGTTGCACGGTATTAATATTGTTAAAGAAGGTGATGAGCAATCTACCCGGAGAAAGGATGACTTACAAGTTCTTCTTTATAAAACTACTATTGGTGGATTAACTGATAAAGGAGACTATTCATTCTTAAGCATTCCTCAAGATTATTTACAATGGAAAAGAGTAGATGTATATGCACAAAAGGATTGCTGTGATAAAAGAAGGATGGTAGTATATCTTGCAGAAGAAGGTAATGTATCTGTACTTTTAAGAGATAAATTAAAACAACCAAGTTTTGAATGGGCGGAAACATTTGCTACACTTATAGATGACAGAATTAATGTCTACACAAATAATGACTTTAATATCTCTGAAGTAGATCTTACATACTATAGACAACCTAGAAAGATACAAATTGATGGTTGTGTAGATCCATATACAGGGGTTCAGTCTACTGCAAATGTAGAGTGTGAATTTAAAGATGATATAATAGAAGTAATAATAGATGAGGCAGTTAGTATTATAGCTGGAGATATTGAATCTGGAAACCAATTCTCTAGAGGTACAGAAACTGCTGAAAGAAACAACTAATATAAAATGGAACAGAAAAGATTATTAAAAAGATTAGATACAAGTGTAGTAAAACTTCCGCCATCTACAGGAATTCCTAGTATTGATAAACCAAGTTCTGGTGCATCAAAAGAAGTTCCAGATGTAGCTACTATGAACCCATTAATTACAGATAATGCTGTTGACTATTTAAATTATAGAATTCAACAAGAAGAGTATTCTTCTAGAATTTATATGTCAATGACAATGTGGTTAGATGAAAAAGGATTCAAAGGTGCTGCTGCTCTATGGAGAAAGTATTCAGATGAAGAATTAACTCATGCTGATATTGCACGTAAGTATTTATTATCATTTGGAGTACAACCATTAACTCCAAGATTAGATCAACCACAACAAGATTTTTCAGGAAGTCTTCCAGAAATTGTAAGGTTATCTTATGAGCATGAGATAGAAGTATCTACTCAAATTAAAAAAATGGCAGATTTTGCAATGTCAAATAAGGATCATATTCTTTATGAATTATGTTTAGGATACTTAAAAGAACAAGTTGAAGAGCATGATAAGATGCAAACTTGGATGGATAAACTAAGAACATTTGGTACAGATCCATTAGCTTTAAGACTATTAGATAATGATATGGCAGAAGTAGCTGGATAATTTTCTAGCTTTTTTTGTTATTATAAAATTTTTTACTATATTATAGTATATTCTTTGTTTAATTAAATTATAAAAAAAATGGCTTATTTTAATCACGCGTTTAGAAAAACGTTTTTGGCAACAGGAGCCACAATTGGTCCTGTAGCTATCACTAATCCAAGTGGAGGTGCATTAGGTAATGCATCTGCTACTGGTGGATTTTTATCAACTGCAAGTCGCCCAACTTATGCATTAAATCAGTTGGCAGTTGCAGCAACTTCTTCATTTGGTAGTCTTGAGAATAACTATGTTGGTTGGTTTGATACTAAAACTAATCTTTCTGTTGTTCCTAGTACAGCAACTGAATGTTGTCCTCTTTATCTTGCAGGATCTACTATCTATTGTAAAGATAAAGTTAGTCCATTCATTGGTGGTTATCAAGAGACTAATAAGTCTAAAGTTGTTAACCCTAAGTATGTATCTAGATTTTATGATGTAGAGCCTTGTACTCCTACTAACAATGTAGTACACGTTGGTTCTACTTATGCTAGTGCAGGTGGTGGTGTTCTTACTCTTGATGCAGGATCATTAGTTGGTGGTACTGGATATCCAGCTGGTACTTCTACTGCTGGTGTAACTGGTGGTACAGGTACAGGTGCAATTGTAGAATTTAATGCAAATGGTCTTGGTGTAGTAACTGCTGTTGCACTTCTTTCTCCTGGTAAAGGATATACAATTGGTGATACATTAACTATTGATGCAGGTAACAATGATGCTACTATTGATGTATTAACTGTTACAACTGCAATTGCTCCAGTTATTTCTGGAACTAACTGTTGTAAAGAATTCTTATGTGGTGAGACTTACTATCTTCGTTTAGATGTTAAAGGTTCTCCTGCTCTAAGATTCTTAGATCACAATGCATACTATACTGCATCTGCTTATACAGGATGCTGTCCAGCAGGAGCTATTGCTCCAACTGCAGTAGATTCTACTGAAGTTATGATCCTTTGGGCTAATGATCTATTAAACTCTCCAATTGTATCTCCATTCTTCCAAATTGCTATTCAGGATGAGGCAGGTGTTATCTGGTATGCTCCAGGAACAGATGCAGCTTTCTTAGCTTCAGTTGGTGCTGATACTTGGAATAACTATGTATCTCCAGGACATACTGCTGGTGCATGTGCAGGTTTAATTCTTAATGGTGCTTATGTAGATACAAGATTTGGAGATTGTACTTTCCAAATTTCTGACTTCTATGAGAAACAACCAATTAACTTGTATCCAAGTGAAGTAGATCTTAATGGAGATCCTTGTCAGTTTGAAGGTCTTTGTGTAGTTAATGAGTGTCTTGGTAGCCAAGCTATGGGTCTTGGAGAAACAGTTCTTAGAGATGTGATTCTTTCTGAGTCTTACAGACAAAACTTCTTCTCTTCAGATTTCCGTATCAGAGAGATTACACAAGGTAACCAAATAGTAAATGCTATCAACAGACAAGCACTTTATTACAAAACTTACTTGCAACACAGTGTTCCAAGATTTAACAATCCTACCGGTACATTTGACAATGACCAATACTTGTTAGAAGTTATCTTTACTTCTCCTGCAAGTGGTGCTGCATTTGTTACTGCTACTACTGATTGGTTAAATAACTGTGGAGTTTGTGAGATTGAAACATTTAGTTGTGAGTCTACATGCTCAGCTATTGAGTTTCCAGCTCTTCCAGCTCAGTGTGGAATCTAATAGTTAAACGTTAATAAATATATAAGGGGAGAGAGAGTTTATACTCCTCTCCCTTTTTTATAAAACATAGTTATGGCAAATCATGTATTAAGTTTAGAGGTGCCTCAAGTAATGAATGAATGTGTTCTTAAATTACTTGACACAAGTGTGTATCAAACAGCAAATCCTGCAATACCTGTAGTATGTCCTACCTTGAACATTACTGTTCCAGGATTTGGATATTCTAATCAAATAGATGCTACAAATTTTTATACTACAGGATCTGCTACCATAACTGCTTGTGATTTACAACTACAAACTGTAGACTGTGGAACTTCATATTATAATTTACCAGATGGTATTTATATTATAAAATATAGTGTTTCACCTAATGAAACAGTTTATGTAGAATATAATCATTTAAGGGTAACACATGCCCTAAATAAATATTACAAAATACTTTGTGATGTTGATGTAGCAGCATGTGAACCACCATTTAAAATACAACAGAAGCTAGAGGAGCTTAGATTAATATTTATGTATCTTCAAGCTGCAAAATCTAAAGTAGAGTTTTGTCATGAGCCACAGAAAGGAATGGCTTTATACAACTATGCTTTAAAGCTTTTAAATAAATTGTCTTGTACAAATTGTTAAACTAACTAAAAACCAATAATATGTCAGTATGTGCAAATTGTAAAACAAAATTGTCTTGTGGATGTCAGAGAAGAAAAGCATCAAACGGACAACAGGTGTGTTCTAATTGTATTGGAAAATATGAAGCACAACTTAAATTAGGTAAAAATAAACAAGATCTACAAAAATACACTAAGTAATGTCTGCTCCTTACTATTATAGACTTGAATCATGTTGCACAGGTGAAATATTATATTTTCAACCTCCAATTGCAAATAATTCACCAATTTATGGTTTTACTTTTCCACAGCAACTAGTCTATGATGCATCAGGAATTCATGGAGATTACTATGGTTTAATATCTGGCCAGTGTTATTTATTTACTCAAGTTGTAGGAGACGGATCTGCATATCCAAATATAGGTAGTAATTGGATGTCAACAACTGGTCCTGGATATACAGATTGTTCTGTATTGTTTGGAGAGTGTGCAGAATGTGATCCTTGTTATTTATTAGTTTCATGTGATGGTTCAATACCACCATTTACTACCACACAAGATTTATCAGCCTATGTTGGACAGTCAGTAGTACTTCAAGGAACAGATTTACCAGCAACATGTTATCAGGTAGCTTTATCACCTAATGCAAGTTTATTCTGTAATTCAACAACAGAAACATTATCGTATGTAGAAGACTGTGAATGTCCATGTAATTGTTATAATATAATTGCAAATTCTAAGGATTGTTTATATATAGACTGTGATGGTAATGTTCAAAATACTGGACCACTTACTGGAACACTTGAGCAAATATCATGTTCCTCTACATATCCTGCAGTAATTGGTAATGAATTTCCTAGTCCAATTAATATTGTGAATATAGGACCATGTGTAAATGGTAATTGCCCAGATGAGTGTTATGAACTAGTAGACTGTGATGGTATTCAAGATCCTATTGTTACTAATAAACTATCACTAGGATTATATGCAATACTTGGCCAAATAGTAAAAATTGAAAATTATCCAGATACATGTTGGATAGTTAATTCAACTGCAAATTGTGATTGTGCAATAGATGTAGTTGTAGTTCAAGCATATGATGATTGTCCTACTTGTAAAAATCCAAGTAAGTATAAGCTCACAAATTGTGATGATCCAAACACAATAGTTTACACAAGTTCAGACTTAAGTCCTTTTGTAGGTCAAGTAATTCTTAGAGGGGATTGTCCAGGATGTTGGTATATAGAAGAGATACAAGATATACCCTCTGATACAATAGTTACAGTTACTGCAGCTTACACAGATTGCATTGCATGTGCAAGAGAGTATTACAAGCTTTTTGACTGTACAGGATTTAAAGATCCAATTATAACATATACAGATCTAAGTCAATATATAGGATCAGTTATCAAAATAAAGTATTGTCCAGAAACATGTTGGACTGTACAACAAACTAATGATCCTACAAATGCCGGTATAGTATTTCCAGAAATAGAATATACAAACTGCACTGAGTGTTTATTAACATATCCTTGTGTTTGTACTACTGTAAGAAATGATAGTACTACATCTAAAACATATAGTTATTTTGATTGTAATTTAATAGTACAAACATTTACACTTGCTGCAGGAGCGCAGTCTGAAAAATTCTGTATGAGAGTTTGGGATGTTTATTATCCTGAAACAGACTACATAGAAACTTATGGTGATTGTACAGAAGATACACAACAAGATATTTGGTCTTGTCCACCAGTTATTTATCCAAGAAGAAGTGTTCAACCAGGATATAACACACCGGCATGTACCATTGAAAAATATGAGAAAATATCTTGCAAATCAGCAGAAGTATATTACAAACAAGTATTATACTTAAGATATGGAATATCTGACTGTTGTCCAGAAGATACAGATAAATGGTTAATTAAAAAAGAACTTATAGATTTGGATGCTTTGAGAGATCCAAATTATATATGTACTTCTATTAATCCATGTTGCCCAAGTACTCCATCTTGTGGTTATGCTCCATGTAATTGTGGGACACCAACAACCACTTGTAATTCTCAATAATAATTAGTATATTATAGATATGAAACCTCTAAATTTAGATAATAGCCCTTGTAGTCCAATATCAAGTAACTGTGTGATATGGCAAGGTCCAGATATTCCTTGTATAAAATTATGTACTGGAGACACTGTATCTAATGTAATTCATAAGCTTGCAACTGAGCTTTGTAATGTATTAGACCTACTAGATGTTAATGGATATGATTTATCTTGTTTTAATCTTTCAAGCTGTGCACCAAATAATTTTCAAGAATTAATTCAATTTTTAATTGAAAAGATTTGTGCACTGCAAACTGCTCAAACAACTGCAGTAGCAACTCCATCCGCAACTGTAAGAACAACAACAGCAGATACTTTAGTTACTGTAGCACCATGTTTTGTTATAGGTTCAACAACTGTAATGTCTGTTGCAGAATATGCCCAGGCAATGGGTACTAAAATTTGTGATCTTATTACACAAATAAGCACAATTAATTTACAGATTAATGATCTAGATGTTAGAGTAACTACACTAGAAACAACTCCTGCACCTGTATTTACATTACCATCATTTACAATAAACTGTCCTATTAATTCACTTATTTCTGGAAACTCATATGGAATAGATGTAGTGCTAGAAGAGTTTATAAATGATGTTTGGTGTGGATTCTATGCTGCAACTGGATCAACTGCATCTTTACTAAGTGCAGTAACTGCTCAGTGTATTGCGGGTACAGATTTTACAAAAGTAAATCCTGCTGCTACATATGCTGCACAATATCCTACTTGGATACAACCAGCAAGTACAATCGCTTCTGTGATTAATAATTTATGGATTGTATTATGTGATATATACAATGGTACAACAGTAACAGTTACAGGAGCTACTACAAACACAATAGCTACAACAGTAACTGGTGGACCTGCTTATACTGTATCATCAAAGATTCTTGATACAGGTTGGGTAGACCTAGATGGTTTTAGTTTCTATACTGGATCTGATACAGATGCATTAAGACCAAGAGTAAGAAGAATTGGTAATGTATTGCATTTTAAAGGTCAAGTAATGATACCTATTGATGATGGAACAGGTGCACCATTGTTATGGCAATATCAAAATGTTCCACCAATTGATACTTATTATTTATCAACTACTGTTACTCCTGCATCTGTTGGACCAGGGTCTGTTATTACAAGTGGTTCTGGATTAATTACATTTAATCAAGGTAATGTAGTTATTCCATCTACAGTAATGGGAGTTGCAGAATTATTAGATGATAATTATACTAAAGAATTTTCTACAGGATATAGAAGAACTCAGATTGACAATGCTCCTGATACAAGTACAATTTTAACAACTGTTGGATTCTTATCTATTTCAAGTAATAAAACTTTAAGCTTTGCATTAGTTAAAAATGCAGAACAAAACATTTTTTCTGGAACAGCTGCTTATGATACTTCACATTTAAACTATATTATTTCACATGTTCGTCTTGGAGATTATGTTCCAAAGTTTGATAATATAAATACTAATGTAAACAGTAATGCTGCTGCGGGAACCATTCCTCTTAACATGGAATATAATGCAAATCTAAGATATCAGTTTAGCTGTAACGCAAATGATGAAACAAATCTTGGAGGATTTATTTTTCAACTTGATGGTTTGATTGCTTATATTAATCCATGTACTACAGATATACCAACACCAATTGTTTGTCCTTAATAATTTAAACTATGGCTCATAATACTTGTACTTCTTGTGGATGTAAAAAATGTGGATGTTCAGATAATGGATTAATTTCACCTGCACCATGTCCTACTCCAGCAGGATGTCCTAATCCAATTGCATGTTCTGAGGTATTTGATGCAGAATGTGTTGTATATAGTGGATTACCAATTGAATGTATACAACAAGTTGTTGTTGATACTAATACAAATTTAGCAGATGCTATTAATGCAATTATTAGTTTTTTCTGTGAGTATATTACTGGCCCAGACTTAGGATCTGTTGTAGAGGTATGTAATACAAATGATTATTTAGATATAACTTCAGTCACTAACCCAGTAACAGGAGTAACTACATATACAATTTGTTTTGATCCAACACAATTGCCAGTTGTACAACTTGAATCAGGAACAGGAATTAATATTACTTCATCTACAGTAGGTAACACAACTACATATACTGTAAATGCGACAGCAAAAGAATTTTTCTATGATGATAATGTACAAACAGTAAATCTTAATGCTGGTGCAACACCAAGTATATATAGTTTTCCAAATGTAAATTATTCTGCATTATCATATACTAATCCTGGAGGTGCAGCTAAGAATTATAAAGTATGGGTATCATATGATACAGTTACATTACCAACATCAGCAAATAGTTCTAATATTGCAAACTGGGTTGATGGAGCAATTATAAAAACTGTTGGTTTTATTGATACACCAGTTTATCAAAATTTTGGAAGACCGTTATTATCAGGATCATTAATGGATGGTGCAAATGTTGGAGATATTGTAAATAGATCTTCTATTGCACCTGATCAAGTTTTAACTACTGCAGGTAATACAGTTGAGTTTAGATTCTTAAATGGTCAGTTACCATTTAATGTTTCTTTCTTTTATTATATTACTTTAAATGCTGGTGAAACAGTTAGTTTAAAATTTAAAACAAAAGATGCAACATCTGCAGCTTGGTTATTACAAGCTCAAATGATGGTTGAACAAATATAAAGTTGCAGTTTGTTGGTTTCTGTAACAACTGGTAGAACCCCTGCACTCGCGGGGGTTTTGCTTTTATTGCTATATTTGTTAAAGTCATTTATTTTTAGTATATTAAATAGTATAGTATGAAGGAATTTAAAAGTCCAGACTTAAATGCACCAAGGTATAGACCTGAAGTACATACAATTATGAACAAGAAGTTCTTTGAAAGTTTTAAAAAGAAATATCCTAAGTATAAACAGATGGATGATAAAGACTTAAGAAAGATTATAAAATCTTTTAATAATACTTTTTATCAAACAGTTATTGATACAAGGGATGGTGTTCAACTACCTGAACAAATAGGTTGGATATTTATTGGAACATGTCAAAGTCCAAAAAAACAAAATACTGATTTTGCAAAGTCAAAGAAGTATGGAGTATCTGTTACAAATAAGAATTGGGAAACAGATGGTAAACTAGCAAAAATATTTTTTACAAGTTATGCATTAAAACACAAAATGAAGAATAGAGAATTTTGGGGATTTACTGCATGTAGAGAATTTAAAAGAGCGGTTTCTAAAGCTTATCCAGAAAATTGGAATATGTATCTTGTAGTTGAACCAACAGCAAAAATAAAACTTAACCATACTAAAAATTTTTTAGTCAACTCTATGCAAAAAAAGCTACAGGAGGACTTAAAACAATATAATGAATTTGAACTATGACAACTATAGGTGAAGCAATATCACGGGTTAGAAATACTTTAAAAGCAGTTAAAGAAGATTCTTTTTTAACTGATAGAGTAATCTATAGCTCTCTAATTAAATATGGCCAGACTCTTTTAAAGAGAGAGGATAATCAATTCAAGCTAATGAAGATTAGCTCTATATTTCAGGTATTACCATATCTTGAACTTATAGATGTAGATAAAGTAGAAGCTGGATGTCTTGGTGTTTATTCTGGATGTTATTTTAAAAGAACAAAAGATAAACTACCAACTATATTAGAAGGAACATTTGGTCCTGTTATACGTACAGTATCTTCAATAGATGGTAGTATAGAAATGTTTAGAACAGATCCGGGTACATGGGTTTCAATGACAAAGACTACTACATTTAAATATAATACAAGAAAATATTTTTGGTATTTAAATGGATATTTATACTGCCCCAATATAGATTGGGAAGCAATTAGAATGGAGGCTATCTTTCAAGGAGTAACTGATCCGTGTGATCCTGCTCAACAGTGTGAGATAGCACAAGATAAATTATTAACTATTCCAGAGTATTTATTTTCTGAAGTAGAGCAGTTTGTAATTAAAGAATTAACTATGACTATGCAGGTTCCAACAGATGGTCCTGATGATGGTCAAAATATACTTAGATAATGGATTTTAATTATACTCTTAGATATAGAACTTTTGATCAATTGTTAGAAGATGTAACAGTTGATTTAAACACCTTTGCTCTAGAAAACATGATAGAGCCTCAGCAATTAATTAAGCTGGTTAAAAAACTAAATTATGATCTTGGTCTAAGGGTAAATCAAACTAAAGAAGTTATTCTAGATGTATGTCATGGTAAGGTAAAACTACCAGATGATTTTTATGTATTTAACTTTGCATTAGTATGCGGTAACTATGTTCAACAAGTTGGATATGGTCCAATGTCTGCAGGAACTAATATACAAGAAGTAAGATACCAAGAAACTCCATCTACTACAGATGTGTGTGCACCACCAACAGTTAACTGCAGAACATGTAATTCTAATCCATGTAACAAAACTGCAGCATGTGATCTTAATTTTCCTATAGTAGATCCAATACCTACAGAGTATGACCCAAACAATCCTTATGGTGATACTTGTATTGCACCTAGAGTTTTTATGAATTGTAAAGGGGAAAAGTGGGAACTAGTTCAAGTAATGAATAATTCTGGAGCTACAAGAGTTTACACAGATTTATTACCATTAAGAATGAAGGCTAGTCAAGAAATAGAATGTGACTGTCCAAATCTTTATTTTAATACAGCAAACCAAGGTTGGATAAAAGGTGGTTTTCTATTTACAACATTTGAAACTGGTAAGGTATATTTAAATTATCAAGGTGAAATGGTAAATGATCAAGGATACTTAATGGTCCCAGATCATGATCTAATAAATGAATATTATGAATATGCTTTAAAATCTAGAATACTTGAAAACCTATATATTAATGGTGAGGATGTAGCACAAAGAATGCAGTTAATTGAACAAAGATTAAGAGCAGCTAGAAATCAAGCATTAAGTGTTGTTAATACACCAAACTTCAAGGAACTTGAAAAGATGTGGTGGACAAATAGAAAATCAATGTATGGTAAGTATTACTATATGTTTGAAAGTTATTCTCCTAATGCAGCATATTATAGAAACTTAACCGGCAATAGAATAATATAATGGCTAAAAAAGGTCTTCAAAATACTACTCAGAATATTACAAATAGTTTCTCTAAAGGTCTAAATAAAGATACAGACCCATCATTTGTAACATCTGGACTATGGACACATGCAAGAAACATGGTCAATAATACTGATGAGGGTAACCTAGGTACTTTATCTAATGAGGACTCAAACTATCTCTGCGGAACAAGTGGAGAGACCATGCAGGGTGATAAAGCTATTATTGGTATTATACATTTATATGCGGATAAGTGGATTATATTTACTGTTGCTACTGTAAATGGTAAACCTGTTAATTCTGAAATTGGTTTATATGAAGAAGAACATTGTTTGTATAGACCAATTGTTTCTGCACCATGTTTAAATTTTAGTCCATATAATTTAATTACCGGAGCTTCTAGACAAAAGGGAGATTGTAAGTGGGAAGTGTATTGGGCAGATGGTTTAAATCCTGATAGATATTTAAATATTGGTGATCCAAAGACATGGCCAGATTCATCTTTTCAATGGGGTGGCTCTAATCAAGCTACAGCAGGTATAAATTATAATAGATATATTTCATCAAGTGGAACTGTATTATGGCCAATTACTGCATGGGAACAAAAATGTACTCCTGGAGATTGTAAAATATGTACAGATTTAAACTTTTTAGATTGTGACAAAATAAGATTGGCATCATTAGTACAGACACCATGCGTTCAACTTTCAATTGCACCTGGTACAGGTACATTAGAAAATGGAACTTACTTTGCCGTTGTAGCATATTCTATTAAGGGTCAGAATGTAACTAATTATTTTTCTCCAAGTAATCTTCAACCAGTATATAATCCTAATGATGTTTCACAAGGATCATTACTATTAACATTAGATTTAGACACTGAAAACTTTGAGCAGTTTGAATTAGTAATAGTTAGATCAATTAATGAAAATGTTCAAGCAAAACAGATTGGTTATTATTCTACTTCTGAAACATCAATCTTATTAGATGATATACCACAGACATTAATAACTATACCAACATCAGCTATACCATTATTAAATCCAGTATATGAGAAATCAGATCAGATAGTTAATGTTGGACAGTACTTACTTAGAATTGCTCCCACATCTAAATTTGATTTTAATTATCAGCCACTTGCTAATTTGATAAATACTAAATGGGTGTCAGTTGAATATCCTGAAGACTATTATATTACTGGAGGATCTAAAGTAGGTTATCTTAGAGATGAGGTATATGCTTTCTTTATAAGATGGGTATACAATACTGGAGATAAATCTGCATCTTATCACATTCCTGGAAGACCAGAAGAAAACTATCCAACACCAAATCCAGATAATGTTCCTGCAAATACAAAAGATGCTGATACATATACAGATAAGAATAGTTTTGTAGATAACACATTATTATTTGAAACTGTAAATACAGCTTGGCAGACAGATACATACTTTCCTAACTATCCAGTATTACCTGATGGAGGAGTTGTATTAGCTAAAGGTAAAATGGGATACTGGCAATCTACAGAAATATATCCTGATAACCAACCTAACATATGGAATTCAAGTTCACAGTGTTGGACAGCTACTAAAGATCCAAGATATGATCTTTGTGGTAAACCTATTAGACATCACAAGTTTCCAGATAATGCATTAACACCTGATACATATCACTTTAGAGTAGAAAATGCTAATGCTTCTGATGGTAAAAAGTTTATTAGAATAATGGGTGTAGAGTTTAATAATATAATCTACCCAAAAGATAATGACGGTAATGATATTCCTAATATAGTTGGATATGAAATACTAAGAGGTTCAAGAGAAGGTAATCTTAGTATAGTTGCTAAAGGGATGATTAATAACTTTAGGACTTATCCTATACAGGGGCAATCAAAAGGTAATAGAACAGGACTATATGCAAACTATCCATTTAACTGTTCAATACCATTAGATAATACTGCAAATATTGGAGATCATGATTATTATTATAATGATCCTTTTATTAAAACAACCACTATAGATAAAGATGGAAATGAAACATTTGTAAATCAAGGTATACCAAAAAACCTTCTTACATTTACATCTCCAGATACTAGCTTTAGAAATCCTTTTATAAACCAAACTGAATTAAAAATCTATGGAAGTTTAGAAGGTAACTCAGTACATTCTTTTGTAATACCAGATAAGCATCCTGAAAATCAGTTGATGAGTAATGCTGCGGTTTATATTGCAATTATAGCTGGTCTTGGAAATGCTTTATTAAACTTATTGGGTAAGAAACAGATATCATCACCAGCTCTTCCAGATTTTCAAGTCCCTTATCAAAAATATGATTATTGGAATATTGCAGGTGGTAATGGTAATAACTTAACACCACCAAATCCACCACCAGGAGATCTTGATTCATTTACAGTAAATGCTGCTGCAAGTAATGCATTTAACTTTTATACACAACTTAATAACTATTTTAATAGTGCCTCTCAACAAATTTCTGGTGCAATTACTGGACCTGGTAATCCGGCATCTTTAACGCTTGAAGAGATTTTTGAAACAACGGCACAATCATATGCAAATATTGGACTATATCCACCAACAACACTTATAACAGATTATAATACAGCAACTGTTTTAAATAATTTAGGGCTTGGTGTTTTTGCAACAAGCGCAATAAATATTGGTGTGCAGTTACCATATTATTTTACTGAGGGGTTCAATACAACACTAAGAATTATTCAAGCATTTTTACCATTTAGACAATATGCTTTACAATCATTAGCACATGGATTCTATGCAAGATTTGTTGCACCTAATACTAATTTCTTAAAAAGATTTAAAATTGAAAACGGGTTCTATCTTAGTGATAGAAATCAAGAGGTTCCAGATTATTTAAATGGATTTGGTAATTTTCAAAGATTTACAATAAATAATCTTTCTAGACCTAAGACAGTCTTTATTAGAACTTCTGCTCCAAATACAACATACACATCACCTACCATTGCTCCAACAATAGGACCGCAGTTAGTTGGTACATATGTTGGATCAACACAGCAAATTGGTTTTCAAGAAGATAACTCATTAATTAATCTTGGTAAAGCAACTGATGTTCCAAGCTTTGATATGAGTTTTAAAAATGAATCATTATTTAAACAATTTTTAGGAAATATAGCAAGTCATTATGTTGGATTAAAATATAATGTACAAAATCAATATGGTAGAATTGATAGTATTAAACAAGTTGTTGCAACAACGTGTGAACAAAAATTTGATCCTAATAATATAATTTCTCAACCAACATCTGGCAACTGCCCGTTGAATGGACAAGTATTTCATAAAGTTCTTCCAACATCAGAAATTATATTTGGAGGAGATACTTATATAAACAGATTTACAGAAAAGAACACAATGCTTTTCTTTTACAACTGGTTATATAATTTACCTGATGGAACTATATGGAACTATGCATTATATAATAATATACCTACAGCAAGGTATTGGATGAATACTGCACCATACAGTAAAGATGAAAATCCAATTGCTGCTGGTGGTAATATTGCAACAACAATTGCAGATATAATATCTTTACTAACTCCTCAGCCAACATTTGGTACTGGTCCAATGCCAAAAGGATATTATAATTTAGATAATGATAATTATGATAGACAAAATGATACGGAAGGAAACTATCCAGGATTTTTATCTGTTAAGGATTCATACATGTATTTAGCTAATTCTGGTGTAAGAGATTTCTTTGTAGAGAGTAATGTACTTGTAGACTTTAGATCACAAGGAACTTTACAATCACAACAACCATATATACCATATCAATATACAGATTTAAGACAGCTGTTTGATATGAATCCAGAAGTAATTACTAAGGGTAACTTTTATAACTATGATTATTCATTAAGTGTTACTAAGTTTTTTACACAGTATCTTTCTGCCGGATCAACACAAGGTGCAAATTATGATCCTCAAGTTGCAGAATTATGTTTTACATATTATCCAAATAGAGCGTTATACTCATTGTACCAAGATGATCAATCCTATGATAATAATTGGTTGATCTATTTACCATTAAACTATGTACAGTTTAATGATAAAATTACTACGGTAAAACCTGTTGGTATGACAGGTATGATCTTTACATTCCCAACTACAGGACCTTTGTTCTATCAAGGTATAGATACATTACAGACTTTATCTGGTAAAAAAGTAACTATTGGAGATGGTGGTTTATTTAGTAATCCTCCACAGTCTGCAGTAAATGCTGATGCACCATTTGAATATGGTTCATCTCAAAATATAAGATCTGTAATATACTCACCAGCTGGATTATATTATGCATCAATGAATCAGGGTAAACTTTTTGCATATGGTGAGGGTATAAAAGAAATTTCACAAAATGGATTGAAGTGGTGGTTTTCTTTATTTTTACCATATAAGCTAACAGAAGATTTTCCAGATTATCCACATCAAGATAATCCAGTAGCTGGTATTGGTGTTCAAGCAGGATATGATACAAGATCATCTATACTATACTTTACTAAGAAAGATTATCAGTTAAGAAAGGATATAGGTAAAGTATCTTATAATCCAGAAACAAATAAGTTTAATTATCTTGGAGTAAATTATCCATTAGGGCACCCAAATGTTTTTGTTGATGCATCATGGACTGTAAGTTATGACCCTAAATTACAAGTATTTATTAGTTATCATGATTGGCATCCAGATCTTGTATTTTCATCTAAAGAAACATTGTTTACTGTAAAAGGTAATACAATCTGGAGACATAATGATGTATGTGATGACTTCTGTAATTTTTATGGTACACAATATCCTTTTGAAATAGAGTATCCAATAAATACAGGATCTGCTCCAAGTATTGTAAGATCAATAGAATATACCTTAGAGTGTTATAGATATTCACAATTTAACTGTGTAGATCAGTTTCATGTTCTTGATGCAAACTTTAGTCAAGCAGTTATATCTAACACAGAGCAAGTATCTGGATATCTTAATTTAAACATATTCCCAAAAAATAATATTACTCTTTCATTACAATATCCTAAATTAAATCAATCCAACTTATCTTCATTTGATATATTATTTTCAAAAGAAGAAAATAAGTATAGGTTTAATCAGTATTGGGATATTACAAAAGATAGAGGAGAATTTCCAATTGGGTCAGATTACCCTCCAACAGGACCTCTTGTTCCTGGAACTACACAACTTCTTGGTAATTATTCTGAACAATTTATTTGGAATACAGAACCAAATGGTTATATTAAAACTTTGAATAATGCAAACTTAAATTATGCTAAGTTAGATACTCAAAGAAAGAAGTTTAGACATTACTTAAATTATTTATTTTTATCTAAACTTGCTACAGAACAAGAAAGAGATATCAACTTTATATTAAAAGTTGTAAATAGTAAAAATGAAATGTCAATAAGATAATGAAGAAGTCTTTTAAGAAATATGAAAAAGCTGGTTTACCCGGTGGTCCAAATGAGTTAAAAAGATTTACTCAAGGATTTATTGTTTCTGAAAGAGGGCAATGGGATTACCCAGGTCTTCCTACTGCAGTACCTACACCTACTGGAAAGATAACCATGAAAGGAGTAGAAGATGACTTATTGGGTATAGATAATTTAGGTAATGCACAATACATGACTCCAGGTAATGAGTATCAGTTTGAAGGAGACATGGTTTATGAAATACCACAAGCTAAGAAAGGTGGTAGTAAAAAGTATCCTAAAAAATATTCCAAAAGCTTAATGGCTAGGAATATATTATTTACAAAAAACCCGTTATTTAAAAAATCAAAATCTGTAAAGAATAAAATCTTTGATCCTAATTCTCCATATTTTCAAGATGGTGGTATAACATATGTTCCAATAAAAAATTATGATCCTAATAATCCTGAACATCAATTAGGTTATAATTCTGCATTTAGAACTATAACATATAATCCAAATAGTCCAATAGAAAATATAAATAATCCTTGGTGGTTGGCGCATGAACTTTTTCATGATAAACAAAATATGGATGGTAAAATGAGTACATACGGTTCAGTAGGTCTTAGGCCTAATCCATATGTTGCATCAGATGAAGCAATAGGTGCTTATTATGATAGAAGAGGT